TGAATATCCTTTTACTTCTTCCCAACCCATATGTGCTACTGGATATAAGTTCAACTTTGTATCTGCTTCTTCGCACACAATAGCATTTTTAGTGCTTTTTTTCATCCATACAGTACCATCTTTTTTATAATACTTAAGTAAAACTAAACACATTGGAGAAATTTCTTCTGTTCTTTTATCTCTTCCAGACTGTTCTTCGTAATCTGAATCAGCAGTAATTTTTAATATTTCTTCTTCTGGTATTCCATTTCTTCTTGCTTCTTCTTTAACACTATCTACTGTTCTTCTATAGCTTATTATTATATAAGGCTGTGCTTGTATATCAGAATCATTTTCATTTCCATAATAAATATTTGTCTTATCTATTATTTCTGTCTTAATTATTTCATTTTCTTCATATGTATGAATAATACCTTCAGAATTAATACATGCATCTTTTAATGTTTCTCTAACTTTTTTACCAACTTGCTCTGCTTCCCATATCTTATTACAATACTTATTTAATACCTTACATATTTCATCTATTTTTTCTTCCTCTGTATAACTTTCATATGCATTAGGATTAAATACTATCTGATATGAATCTCTATTTAAAATTCCAACTTTACGTTTTACCGTTGGTCTTATTATATTTAATGTAATAGGTTGAATATTTCCTAATCTTGCTTTAGGCCATTGGTTACCATGGAAGAAATTATAATTATCTTCTGTATCTTTATATAAACCTACAGAAATATTATAATTTTTACCTTTTTCATACTGTTTCCATTCTTCAGTTTCAAAATGTTCTAATTCTTCATTCATTACACAATTTCCTCCTGTCCATCAGAAGTTCCATTATATCTGTTCAAATTATTTAATGACTTTTCTAATAAATTTATTTCTTTTTCTATATCTTTCTCTTGTTGTTTTTCTTTTTTACTCTTAATTACTAGTTTAGGTAATTCGTTATTTTTACCAATTTTAAAGCCAAAATAAAAGCCTATGCATAAGCATAGAACTGTTAAAATTGAATATAATAATTGCATCTTTTCCTCCTAAATTACTTCTATCATACTTCCGTAGTCTGTATCTATTTCTTCTTTTATTCCAAAGTCTTTATACATACTATCTTTTAAAATCTTTTCTTTGGTCATAATTTTCATACTTTGCTGTGGTCTTATATATAAAGCAATAGCCTTTCCCATAACCAAGTCATCGTGATATCCGTCCTGCGCTTCTGCTCTGCCTCTTTCATTCTTTACAAACACTAACATTTCTTCGAGTGTTTCTCTATCATTGATTAATTCTACATTTTCCTTAACCAAGGTTTGTAACTCTGCTAGCACTAGTGGTCTTGTTAATGATGTAGTTTTAAACCCATAAGCCTTATCGTGTCTACCTGTATATGTATCTTCTTTCTCCCTTACATATTGTTTAGGATAACTTAACCTTGTTAGCTCTTGTATTGGATAAGTTGTATAATTGGCTTCTATTCCTATTAGTGCGGTGTTGTAATACATCCCTAAGCAGTACATCTGTCTTGTATAATCCACTTCATCATACTGTTGTTTTAATACTGCTACCTGTTCGCCTGTTATGTTATCATCTACATGTCCTGTAAAATAGTCGCTACCTTCTCCTGCTGTGTCTCCACCTAGTACATATGGTCTTCCTATCTCTGGTTTTTTATATATCTTTATAGCTCCTTCTTTATCTTCTTTGAACCTTATATTGCTTATTTTCAATCCATCGTAGTCAAAAATAAAAGAACCTATTTTAATAGGCTCTTTAAGTTGTTGTATTCTAGTTATTATCTTTTCTTTATCAAAATAACATCTTCCTGTACTTATAAATGCTTCCTGTGGATTTATTGGATACTCTTGTGCGAATAATTCCTCATCTCCACCACAATTGTTTGCTATGCTCCATCTTCGCCAAGTTAATTGTTCTAACGTAAGGTTGTATTGTCTCTGCAATTCCTTTTCTTTGTTGGTTAGCTCAAAACCAGTGTAAGGCATACTGTACTCTTTTAACTCGTTCCAACCTACAAACAATGGTATATAATCGCTTCTCCCTGCTACTGCATCATCCCACATTTCCTTAAAATATTCATACCCATTTGCTGTACTTTCTATTATTACCATAGTGTTTGGATTATTTGGCACCGCTTGTAATAGTCCTAATAATATTTCTTTCTTCTTACCTTTCCAGAAACCAAGTTCTGATATATGCAAGTTATTAATTGTATCTGACCTACCAACACCCTCTCCCCCTGCTGTCATACACTTTATTTTACTATTAAGTCCTGTTCCATTCTTATCGTTGAATATAAGTTCTTTAGCATTAGATGCTTTTATTTGTGGTTTTAATTGCTCTGGTAGTTCGTTATACATTAATTTAGTCATATTAAATAAGTTTGTTGTACTTTCTTCTTTATGTGCTACAATTGCTGTATTAACGTTTCGTTTTGTTGCTGTATCTTTAAAAAATATCCCTTCCGTTATTGTACTAAAACCTAATTGTCTTGCTTTTAGTATTATTATTCTTACTGGCTTACCAACTTCCTTTTGCTCCTTTATTATATTGTACAGTCGCATTTGTGCTTGGTTGAGTCTTAAAGGAACTACTGTACTTTCCTTCGTTCTAATCTTGATATATTTTCCAATATATTTTTTTGTATTAATACTCATTTCCCTCAACTTCTTTTAGATATTCTTCTATAGTACCTATACCTACTTTACCAACAATCTCTTCTTTTGGTTTTTGCCCTATTGTATCTCTAATTATTTCATAGGCTTTTGTATTACCTTTTTGTGCTTCTTTTATTAAGGAAATACTTATGCTTTCTTGATAAGTTTTTCCGTCTTCTGCTATTGATTCTAATAAAATTTCTAATTCTTCTTTTAATGCTTTTCTTTCTGCTCTTTTTTTAGCACTAGCCTTACCTGCTTTACTTGCATTAGCTCGGCGTTGACTCGGTGTTAAGTCTTCGTTTTTTATTAAGTTTTTCTCATTTGCCATATCCTTTCACCTACTCTTTTTACTCTTTCCCAAACAACTTCGGCATAACACACCTTTGTACTTTAGCCGTTCTTGTTAAAGGTACTTTATATCCTTCTATTTTACTTTCGTCCTTCTTATAATCTATACACTTTGCACCATAACTATATGGGTCTTGTATTATTGTGATGCCTCTATCATGTGTATTGCACGGGTATTTACAATAAGGACATACGTTTTTAACGAATTCTTCAAATAATTCTGCTTGTGTCATAGTTAACACCTCTTTGGTATAATAAAAGAGCCTACATTTCTGTAAGCTCAAAACTCAAATTTTAAGAAGGTTTATTTTATGTTTCTATACTACCTATTAACATTATAGCACGTTTTTTTATTAAAATTTTCGTACTTTTTTCGTACCTTATTAAATTTCTCCAAATTCAACGGCTGTAAAATATATTATTTTATTATATGTGTTATAGTATGTATCTTTTGAAATATATTTATATGTTTCTGCCATTTTCTGATTATGTCTTTCTTTAAATATTATTTCAAACACTTTCTTTTCATCTTCATTTAATCTGTTTATAGCATTTTCTATATATGTTAATCTTCTTTCTACCGCCATTATACTTCTTGTAGTTCTTAATGCTATTGCCTTTTGTTCTGTTGGATTAGATGTCATATTTCCTTTTGGCATTCCATCTGGTGGATTTGGCGAACCTTCTAATATATCTTGTTGCATTTCTTTCAGTTCTTTTTTATTATCCCAATACTGATATAGTTCATTTTCCATTTTCTTTTTTACCCATCTTGGCACTTTGTAGCTAACTCTCATTTGTATACCTCCCTTATAATCTAACTTTGATATAACTTAATACACTTATTCTGTCTATGTGATTTTGTTTTATTCTGTTATAGTTCTTATCGTTACTTCTTATATATGTTTTCATTTGTTTTAACATTGTTTCTTCTGCTTCAATTTGTTTTTCTATAAGTAGTATTGCTTCTTTTCTTTTTCTTTTGTCATTCATAAGCATTACTCCTTTAATCTCCGTATTCTCTTGATACAGAGCTATATATATTTTCTAAAAAATGTGTAGCTTGAATAGTATCCATATTGCTATTCTCTACCAATACATTCCTATATTTATAAAAGTCTTTTTCTGTTTCTTCGTTCCAGAAATCTATATCAAATTCCATATCTACTCCTTCCTACAAATCTCCTCTGCAATTTTATCCATACCTCTGTAAACACTTAATTCTCCTTGCATTAATGGTATAGTTTGTAACTCTAGTTTCTTTATTTTTGCTTCTAATTTCTCTATATGCTCTATTAAAACTCTTCTTGCTCCTAGCATAAGTTCGTCATTAAAATATCCTTTACTTAATATATATTTAGCTTCTTCTACTGTTAATTTATATGTCGCTCTATAATAGAATGTTTTATATTTATAATCAATGCTATTTTCTAGTTCTTCATCATATAACATATTACTTCTCCTTTATCTATTGTTTAGTTTATTATCTATTTGTTTTATTGCTTGCACTAGCTCATTTATTTTTAATGATAATGATTTTATTGGTATTCCTTTATAATCAATTACTCCTAAATCTTCTATTGCTTGTATATCTATTTCTTCTGGTTCTTCTATTGGTTTAAAGTAATAATAATCATTTAAAAGCATTGATGTATCAAATTCTCCATTTTTCCATTCTAGTCCTTTACGTTCATTGACTTGTATTACTGTAACAACTCTATCTAATACTGATAAATCATGTACTTCTATTTTAGTTCCGCCTTTTATCTCTCCGTTTCTAATTGCTTGTAATAACTCTATTCCTGTATATGTTTTCATACTATTCACCTACCTTTTTCTCAAAATATTGTATTATACGTCCTTTACAATTTTCTTTATCACAATATTTATCTCTGCATATTTCTTCACAAAAACTTCTATCTTGTCCTTCTCCACAGTAATATTTTAATGTATCTGTCATTTTATCTATTGTCTTATATCCTTTTAGTAGATTTTCTATTGTTGTTCCTACTTTCTCACCATATTTATTACCAAAATAATTTATTAAGCAATATTTTATATCTTCTAAATCCATTTCTAAATCTTTTATATCTTCTTCCATTTACTTATCATCTCCTAAAATGTATATTCTATTGATTTATGCAAA